TAATAAAGACTATTACTAAATAGAGCTAAAGAGCACAATGTAGCCTACATAGAGCTAGAGAGCACTATTCAGTACTGTTACTAGACATTGTTTTAATTGTCTTACAACACTCCGTAGAGCCTATGGATCACATCTTAGCCTGTCCAGGCACAACCCTTTACCTTCCTTAAACTCTATTCAGAGCCTCTCTAAGGAGTCCCAAGGGACTACCCCTTGTTTTAAAAATTACATCAGCGTCATAAATAGCGTTATATATATAAATAAATAATTCTTTTTTACCCCCACGGGCCTAGGGTTTACCCTGTGTTGTTTCTATACCACACTCCTAGCCCTCCCTGGCACGTTGCTGCGTTGTTATTATACAACACTGTTGTTTCTATACAACACTTATGATCATGTGTTGTTTTTATACCACACTTTACATGGCCTGTCACGTTGCTCCATAGTTTCTTTGGAGTTTTTGGAAGAGTGTTGTTTCTATGCAACAGCCTGGTGAGTCTGTCCCCATTACTGAATAGGCTGCACCAAAGCTGTGCAGATTTCACAATGTGATATGATAAAAAGGGTGTTTCATAATGTGATATTTAAAATCAATAACTTACGATAGCTTCAGCCTATCCAACTGCTACCCATTATTGAGTAGAACTATCGGGCCTTTTCATAATGTGCAATTCAATTCTAAAGCCCTTTATAGGCTCTCTCAGCCCTTTTTCGTGATTCCCTTGCCTTAGTATGTCCAAGCGATGAACTCGATTTTCCTGGGGTAAACCCTATTAGGGTTTTTAGTTCTTGACGTGGTAAAAACAAAGCCCCACAGTAGAGTCATGGTATCACTTTGATATCTGATTACTAACCAATAAGGCATAGAACAAATGAAAAACTGGCAAGCCGTACTACTCACAATCTTATTATTCATCGTGGCTCAGATTGTATGGCACTATACTAAATAGACTAACTGAAGAGGCTTGATGAGCCGAAACACTCGAGAGAGTGTCTTAGTCAAACGAAACACTACCCTTAAAGGAAATAGAACCATGAAACAAACTATCAACCTCTCACAGTTCCGTGATGAGTTCAACGCAATCCGTCCCAACAACTTCACCTTTGAAGGCTTGGAAATTCTCTACGACTATGTGGAGGAAATGATTCCCGACTTCGATCTCGATGTCATCGCCTTGTGTTGTGACTTCTCCGAGGGAACAGTCGAAGAGCTAATCCGTGACTTCTCCATCGACTGTGACGATGTAGAGGACGACGAAATCGACGCTCATGTCCTCGATTATATCAATGACCATTCTGTCGTCTTAGGTGTCACTTATGACGGCTCTATCGTTTATCAATCCTTCTAAGGAACTGTTAAAAATGAAAATCACCCCAATTAAATCCAATATGACTCAATTAGACCTAGCCGATGGCACTCGTGTGCTCTTCAGCTACTCTACCCCTGTGGCTTGCTTTGAGCCTCGTTTAGGCTATCTCAGAACCGCTAAAAAATGGAGTCAAACAACAACCCGCCACATCAATCATTGGCTTGATGGTGTCGAGGCTACACAAGCCGAACAAGTATTTTTTGATAACCTTGTACATGGAGCATAAGCAAATGGAAAAAATCATTTATATCGAAGCTCGGAAAAACTATGGTGCATGGGTTTACTATCCCGCTTGCCCTCAGTCTGAACTCTTCGCAGAAATTGCGAAGGCTAAAACGCTCTCTATCGACACAATTAAATTTATAGAGAAGTTAGGTTATAAAGTAGAACGCAAAGCCGAAGAACCTTTGGGATGGAGAATGGAAAAATGATTAACTTAGACCAATACAAAACAACAAACGAATCCGCAATATATAAAAATATTCCCATCGAAATTCTGGGCGAGGTAAGAGCTTATTTTAAAGCGGAAGGGGTTAAGATACGTGTCCGCTATCGTGGGCAACGTAACAACCCAAATGATAGACGCCCTCAACATAACAGGTGGAATTGGTGTCTCCCTCAGTTCGCTGATAGATTTAGTGTCTATTACGCTGACAGTCGCAAAGCCCCCACCTATCAAGCATGGGTAGCACCTAAGCAACCTCGCACCCTATACGAGTTCCATCAAGCCGTGATAACAACTGCCTATTGCTACGCTGACAGTCTCGAAGAGGCTCAAAAGATGATGGGTAATGGCTCTGTGTTTGTATCTAAAAGAGAGGTAGGTGCAGAATGAAAACTTATGCGATGTTTTACGATGATTGCGAGATTCATGTCACGCTAAAGGTAGGCACTCTAGAAAGCCTTGATTCGCTCCGTGAGGAGCTTATCGAGACGCTAAAGGGTAATCCCACACTTGAGCGAGGATATGCGGAGCAGTACCCTTTCTATCAAGCTGAATGGGAGATTGTCGGCTCTGCTCTTCCTGTTGGCTTTGATGTGTCTACTATTTTGGAGGTGAACTAAATGAGATACGAAATTCAAGAATTAACCCTATGCGATGGGTGGGTAAATACGTGGCATGAATGGGACGATGACAACGAAGAGATACCCATGACCTTTGATACCTACGCACACGCAGTAGAGCAATTAGAGGAGCATCTGTATGACTACCAAAAGGCATTTAATATGGGCGATGTTGATTCACCCGAGGATAGGGAAAACTTTAGAATCGTGGAGGTGCTCTGATGGCTTACCAACTCGAAGACCTTTATCAATCCCTTAACGACATCTACTACCAAGTGGACGAAGGTAAGATGACCCTACAGGCGGGTGAGTTCTTAGCAAAGAAGTGTTGCTATGAGTTCATACGCATGTGTGATGTTAAAGAATAGAAGGAGACATATATCAATGAATGACTTCCACGCACACCTAACCAAGCCCATAAACTACGACTCTTTGGAGGTTGATGGAATCGACACAAGAGACTATCCCGACTTCTGCGATGCCTACTTCTCGCACGGAGAATACGAAGATGGCGAAGAAATGAGTGACGCAGCCCTCCAGGATTTGACCGAAAAAAATCCTAATTTGTTACACGCTAAAATTAACGATGCACTTTACTAAGGAGCTACACGCATGAAAACATTAGATAGCAACGAACGCAACGAGTTAGCAGAAAAAATCGCTAATAGATGGACAGACACCGCAGACATGAAAGAAGTATTGAGCTATTATTACAATGCTCAAATGGAATATTTAAGCGATTTATCCGATGATGAATTACTAGACCTTGCACAAGAGGAGATTAACAAATGAAACACGATATATTTTTTAATACTAAAGATGAGCTATTGACTTGGTTAGATGAGAACTTCCCCGATGCAGTCGTCGCACATGTGGCAAGCAACGGAGCAACCTATTCAACGCATGATTGCGAACTCGTCACAGAAGGATTACACTTAACTCTGCACTTTAGTGCTAACAAAGGAGAATGACATGACCGATAGATATTACGAACCCGAAGACGGAGACGACCCCGAAGTGTTCGACGAAGCCGTCGCCATCTATGCTAACGAACTCTTTCAAGACGAATGCAACCCGATGGAGAATTGGAACGAGGGAATCATCGAGATTGGTTTAGATGATTCAGACTATCCGACACCTTCCCACGCACCTATGGAGATTGTTCAAAAGGTGATAGACTATTGGCATGAGAGAGCAATACATAGAGCAACTTGTTTCTACGAAAACCACCCCGAGGCACTTTATGACTAATTTACAAGACCAAATGACATCAGGCGAGGCAGAACTCATGTGGAATGAGTTTTGCTATCACAACACGCTATGCGATTCAGTCGCTTTTATGCTAAAATATGGACGTGATAAAGTAATCAACGATATTGTTGATATGTACGAATCTGCAGAGGCGACAAATGACTGAAAACTTAATTAAGCAACTACGTGCATACGCAGAGAAAGACGAATACGTCGTTACACGCAACCTATTACTACGTGCAGCCGACGCACTCGAAGCCCAGGAAGATAACCGCAAAGCCTTATGGAATAAGGTTCTAAACGATAGTCAGAACTTTTTAGATGCAGAACGCTATCGTTGGCTTCGTGATGGTTCGTGGGATGTACCACAAGAAGAGATAGCACCTGCCATTGTGATGTGTGATGGTAAGATGACTACGCACGTGTGGCTCACAGGCGATCATGTAGATCAAGCCGTTGATTCATGGATGACTAAAGAATTTAAACGTAAAGAGGTGAAAGAATGAGTGACATTACAGTTAAGATAGATTTAGGAGTATGGCTAAATAGTAAAGGTCAAGTGCTTCTCTATGTTGGTGAGCACCCCGAAGCAGAAGAGACATTTTCATTACTAGATTTAGTAAGGATGGAAATCAATTCGCATAAGGTACTAGGTACGGATGCACTTGATAGAGATGAGGCTAAGAAGTTTGTCAAGCTCAAGAAGGTATTGACACAATGCTTAGACCATCTTAATCGTGAGCTTGGTAGTGCTAAGTAAATATTGGGTTTATGATGAGGAAGGTCTCATGCTTAGATGGTTTTATACTAAGGCTGAGGCTCTCGCATTCGTTGGCTCTAACGCATGGACTATTGAACTAAAGAAAGCACCGAAGTTTATATTTGAGGAGGCACTATTTTGAAATTTAACAATGCAGAATCTATTTTGATTATCATATTATGCTTAACTAGCTTAGTAGATACTATTTTTAACGTATTAACTTATATCAGAGGATAACATGACAGACGCAGAATTAAAAGCATTACTAAATCGTGGTGGTATTGGTGAAACTCTATATGAAGGTGAGATTGGAGAAACTAATATGCCTACATGGAGAAAATTAGCAGAAGTATTTAAAGATTATTATGATTTACAAAGATATAATGAAGATAATGCCTGAAGATAATCGTGCGGCCACATATTCTCCTGAACAAATGGATTGTGAGTGGTTTCCGTGGGATTGTGATAATGTTTCAAGGGAAGCTCCTGGAGGCGATGAAGAAGAAGATGATGGGTAGGTATCAAAAGTCACAGAAAACGCCTAAAAAGCACCTTAAAATTGATTTAAATGGTACTATGGAGACACCATGAGATGTTATTGTTGTAACAACCTTCTGACTGATTATGAATCAACGATTAAATCAGTTAATAATAATGATTATTTAGATATGTGTCTAAAATGTCTAAAAACAGTAAAAGACGATATCCTATATAGAGATAGAGTAGATTTACTAAGTAGTAGTGATGTAGATGATTTAGACATCTATTTAGAAGATTTAGACTTTGATGATTATTAAGTATTATTATTGTTTTTATTATAATATTATAACTATGTAATAATGTAGTACTAAGTAGTAATATCGAGAAAGGTATTTTATGAATTATTTGTCTGTATGTAGTGGTGTCGAGGCTGCGACAGTAGCTTGGCATGGTTTAGGATTTAATCCATTAGCATTTTCAGAGATTGAACCTTTTCCTTCTGCAGTATTATCTAAGCATTATCCGAATGTCCCAAATCTGGGCGACATGACTAAATATAAGGAGTGGGATTTAAATGGAACAGTTGAACTTCTCGTTGGAGGAACCCCTTGTCAATCATTCTCAGTCGCAGGTCTCCGTAAAGGTATCGAAGACCCAAGAGGTAATCTTGCCCTCGTCTATTGTGGACTTCTTGACCACTTTAGACCCAAGTGGTTTGTTTGGGAGAACGTGCCAGGTGTCCTCAGTAGTAGCGGAGGACGGGATTTTGGTTCCTTCCTCGGGGCGGTGGCAGAACTCGGGTATGGGTTCGCATACAGAGTTCTTGACGCTCAACACTTCGGAGTTCCCAAAAGACGACGTAGAGTCTTCGTTGTCGGATGTCTTGGAGGTTGGGAACCTGCCTCAAAAGTTCTATTTGACACCGATTGCTTGTCAGGGAATCATAAGAAGAGCAGAAAAGAGAAACAAGGAGCTACCTCCCTTATTGAAAGGGGCATTGCATATGGTGGCTCAGACCCAACTTGCTCCGACACAGTCACAAGAAAGTGGCACAAAGGCTCAGGAGGCCCAAGCGGAAATGAGTGTAAACTTTTTGTAGCAGAGTCTTATGTTTATGAAACACATCCTGCTGATAGTCGTGTTAAAGAGATGGGTGATGTTTGTCAGACAGTTACAAGTCGGTGGGGTACAGGCGGTGGTAATACTCCGTTGGTGCAACAGGCTTATAGCATTCGTGAAGATGCTAAGGCGAATAACTTTAGTGCGACTCCTTTACAAGTATCTACGGCATTAAAGGCTCTGCAGCCTAGCGTTCAATCACACCACGCACAGACCTTTATTGCTGAGGCTATTCCTATCAACGACAAGGCAACTCGTCATAGTGGTGGTGGGGATACACGGAAGAATGATGGAGCAGGTAATGGGCTTGGTGTCGGTAAAGAAGGAGACCCTAGCCCTACATTAACTCGTGGTGATAAACACGCAGTATTCCATGATATGAAGGTTCGTAAGCTAACTCCTAAAGAGTGTGAACGATTGCAAGGCTTCCCAGATGATTACACAAACATCGAATGGAGAGGGAAGGAAGAAGCCCCTGATGGACATCGTTACAAAGCTATGGGAAACTCTATGGCGGTTCCTGTAATGAAATGGATTGGAGAAAGAATAGCGAATGTCGAACTTTATTAAACATATTCCATGCGAAAAGTGTGGCTCATCAGACGCTAATGCGTTGTTTGATGATAACCATACTTACTGCTACGGATGCCTGACTTATGTTGCAGGCGATGGAGAAGTAGTTAAAGGAAAGAAAGAATCAAGACCTATGTTAGAAATTAAAGGCGAAGTAAAGTCAATTAGCGAACGAGGAATCACTCGTGATACTTGTCAGCACTTCGGTGTGACGCAAGACGCTACAACGCAATACTATCCTTATGCGAATGAGGATGGCGTTATTGTAGCGACTAAGAATCGTATCGTGGAAGGTAAGTTATTTGGTATCACAGGACAATGGAAAGACACGACTCTGTTCGGTCAGCAGTTGTTCGCTAAAGGTGGTAAGACTGTAACGCTTCACGAGGGTGAGCTAGATGCTCTAGCAGGCTTTCAGATGAGTGGTAGCAAGTACGCTAACGTCTCAGTACGTAATGGTGCTCAAGCTGCTCTAAAAGATGTTAAAGCGAACTATGAATGGTTATCTACATTCGACAATATTTACATCTGTTTTGATGCAGACGAGCCAGGACGCAAGGCTGCGAATGAGGTTGCTGAAATATTAGGCAACAAATGTAAGATTGTTAAACACGCAAGTGGCTTCAAAGATGCTTGTGATTACTTGGCAGTTGGCAAAGGTGCTGAATACATCAAGCAATGGTGGGCTGCAGAGCAGTGGACTCCTGATGGAATCATCGCAGGCTCTACGCTATGGGAAGAAGTTAATCGACCTGTGGAGAAGTCTTCGGCTATGTATCCGTGGGCAGGTGTTAATGAACTTACCTACGGCATACGCTCTGCGGAACTTATTACAGTTTGTGCAGGCTCAGGGTTAGGTAAGTCACAATTCTTGCGTGAGGTTCTATGGCACTTGATTAAGACTACTGACTCCAACATTGGCTTAATGTTTATGGAAGAATCAGTGCGTAAGACAGCACGAAGCATTATGTCTTTGCACCTGAATAAGCCACTGCACTTACCTGATACACTCGTTAGCCCTGAAGAGTTAAAGCAATCCTTTGATGCTACGATGGGAACAGATAGGCTCTTCTTGTGGGATAACTTTGGCTCTACTGATATTGACAACGTGGTAAATCGTATTCGCTACTTCGCTAAGGCAGCCGACTGCAAATACATCTTCTTAGACCATATCTCGATGATTATTTCTGCACAGTCTAATGGTGATGAGCGTAAGGCGATTGATGAGTTGATGACTAAGTTACGTATGTTAGTGCAAGAAACTGGAGTATGCCTTATTGCTGTATCACACCTTAAGCGTCCAGAAAGTAAAGGCCATGAAGAGGGTGCAGCAACATCATTGTCTCAGTTGAGAGGCTCTGCAAGTATTGCTCAGCTATCTGACATCGTGATTGGATTGGTTCGTAATGCACAGCATGAAGACCCTATCGAGCGTAATACCACACGAGTTAGTATTCTAAAGAATCGTTTCAGTGGGTTAACCAGTCCTCACTGTGCGTCACTGCTTTACAACAAAGATACTGGTCGTATGTTAGAGATTCAGGAGGAACTATAATGGAACTATATAAATTGAAGAAAGGTGATTGGTTTAAAATCACTGATAAAGAATTAAAAGTACCTGTAGCACATGATGCTGTAGACCTTGATGAGAAGTATTGGTTTGGACACATTGATGGAATGTATAGTTACTGCAAAGATAAAGACGGACAGTTATGTCACTTTGCGGCTTGGACAGAAGTGGAGAAAGTATGACTAAAAATGTATACAAATATCGGACAACGATGACCTATGTTTGCATGCTTTTTTCTTTAAATTTCATGTATTTACAAGCGTTTTTCAAAGAGGTCGCCTTTTATGAACATACGATTTTATAAGGCTCCGTGGTTTAAAGGCGAGCCACTACAGTGGAATTCGCCACGCTTTAATGGTGGTGACATGTACTATGTGTACCGATTCGGCCCAATACTATTACAGGTGAGAAAATGAACGCAAATGAACTAGCTGATGAGTTAATGAAATTTTATAACTTAGAAGAAAACACAGCACCAATTCAGATATATGACTTAGCAGCCACAATGCTACGCCAACAACAATCTGAAATAGAGTATTGGAAAGAAATGTTTGATAAAGCAATGAAAGCACAAGAAAAATGAGAGACGGTGGAAAAGGCGATAAGAAAAGACCTGTTTTTAATCAAGAACAGTTTGAAGCTAATTGGGAAAATATCTTTGGTAAAAAGCACAAGCCTGTAGTTGAGGAAGTGGATGAAGGTGTCTATCTAATAACTGCAAAGTTTGGTAAAGATGAACCGACTGATAGCAAGTAGTGGTTTCTTAGCAGGTATTTTTGTTATTATGATGATGCAACAGTGGTATAATAACAATATAGGTGACGATAGGTGCTATGAGACTTTTCAGTATGAAGCATTCTACTCTGTGAATCATGGAATAGAATATTGTTTTTATCGTAAGAGAGAATACCCATACTCAATTAAGGGTGGGGTCATAGGAGTTAAATGAAGACGTTAGTATTAGACATCGAGACCAACTTAGCACACGATACAATTTGGTGCTGTGTAACTCTACATCGAGAGACTAATGACATTACTGTATGGCGTTCTGCACAAGGCTTAAAGGAATATTTAAACAATGCTACATCTATCATTTTCCACAATGGACTTTCTTTTGATGCTCCTTTGCTTAATCGCTTATGGGGAACACAAATCAGGAAATCCCAATGCCAAGATACTCTTTTGCTTTCTCGCCTTTCTGATTCTGCTAGAGATGGTGGGCATTCCTTAGAAGCCTGGGGTAAGACTTTAGGTTTTGAGAAGATTGACTTCTCAGACTATGATGGTGGATTGACTGAAGAGATGGTAACGTATTGCATTCGAGATGTGGAGCTTACGTCTAAAGTTTATGACATCTTGGTCGATGAAGTTATTAAGAATAAGATTAGTCCTGAAGCTGTGAAATTGGAGTATGAAGTACAAGTTATCTTATCGGAGATGGAGCGTAATGGATTCAAACTCGATGTACCCTATGCACAGACGCTGCTCTGTCAGATTAAGACAGAGATGGCAGAGATTGAAGAGTCCCTCCAAGCCATATTTCCCCCAATTATTACGGAACGAGTCTCTGAAAAGACTGGGAAAAGGCTTAAGGACGATATTGAAGTATTTAATGTTGGGTCACGTCAGCAGATTGCAAAACGTCTTACGTCTAAGGGTTGGAAACCAACCAAGACTACGGAGAAGGGGCAAATTATTGTCGATGAAGCGGTACTTAATGAAGTATCACTTGTCGAAGCCAAGCCTATAGCACGTTATCTTACGTTACAAAAGAGAGAATCACAGTTAGATTCATGGTTAGAAAAACTAGGAGAGGATGGTAGAGTTCATGGTAAAGTCATTGGCTTTGGTGCTGTTACTGGTAGAGCTACTCATAGTAGCCCTAATATGGCACAAGTCCCTGCGACTAGGGCAGTGTTGGGAACAGAGTTTCGGTCATGCTGGACGGTTGAAAGCGGAAACGTATTGGTGGGTGTCGATCTTAGCGGTATTGAGCTTCGATGCTTTGCTCATTACCTTAATGATCAGGAATATATAGATGAAACAGTTAACGGTGATGTCCACACGAGAAATCAGCAGGCGTTCGGGGTTGAGACCAGAGACCTTGCGAAGACTGTCCTTTATGCGACTTTGTACGGAGCTTCCGCAACCAAGATCGGTAAAGTTATTGGTGATACTCCGAAGCGTGGAGCCGAGATTATTGGCAATTTCAGTAAAGCAATACCAGCGTATGCTAAGCTTAAAGCCAAAGTTGAGAGGTTTGCTGAAAAAGGAACACTACCTGGGCTTGGCGGTTATCAGCTTAAGGTCAGGTCGAGTCATTCGTCGCTTAACACGTTACTTCAAAGTGCAGGGGCTATCATCAGTAAACAGTGGCTTGTTCAAATCACAAAGAACCTTCGAGCCAAAAAGATTCCGTACAAGCTTGTCGCATGGGTTCACGACGAAGTTCAACTCGAAACTCCTCGTGAATACGGAGATATTGTAGGGAAAGTGGTTGTTCACTCTGCTGCTGAGGCAGGTGAAATATTGCAGTTCCGTTGTCCAGTCGGGGCTGAATATGGTGTGGCAGAAAACTGGGCAGGAAGCCACTAATTGTGGTATAATAGTAGTTCGCAGTTAACTAAATTAAGAGGAATCAACATTATGAGTACAGGTAAATCAGTAGCAGTTCAGGCAGATGTTTTTTGGGCATGTACACAAACTCCTAATCCTACTTCGGATAAAGAGCAGTACACCATTAACCTAGCGAACTTGTCAGATAAGGCAGTAAAAGCATTAGAAGAGTTAGGCATTACAGTTCACAGCAATGCAGAGAAGCGTCCTGATGAAGGTCAATACATTACTTGTAAGAGTAACTACAAGATTGATGCTTTTGATGTCGATGGAAAAACAATCTCTACAGATAAGAAGATTGGTAATGGCACTAAAGCCACTGCAATCGTGTCTTCTTATGAGTGGACTTACCGTGGTAAAAAAGGTGTTAGCCCTTCGTTGAAAAAGTTGACAATCACTAATCTGATTGAATACAAAGGTGCTAATGTAGAAGAACTGGACGACGTTCTCTAATGGCTCACATCCTTATTGATGGCGATATCATCGGATACCGAATCGGTTTCTCGACTGAAGAGGAAAACGAGAAAATCGTCATCTCTAGGGTTGCGACATTTATTGAAACAATGCTTTGGGAGGATCTCGAAGCTGAGACCTACCAAGGCTACTTAACTGGTAAAGAGAACTTCCGTTATGACATCGCAAGAACTGCTCCGTATAAGGGAAATCGCACTGCTCCTAAGCCTAAGCACCTCCAGCTTATTCGAGACTATCTTGTCTCTGCCTGGGACTTCCAAGTCTCTGTCGGGCAAGAAGCGGATGATTCGATTGCGATAGAACACACGGCAAGAAACCATGAGAGCATCATTGCTAGTATTGATAAAGACTTCCTACAGCTTCGTGGTAATCATTGGAACTTTGTCAAGAAAGAAATGACTTTTGTAACAGAAGAAGAAGCAATTAAAAACTTTTATAGACAGGTACTTACAGGTGACAGAGTTGATAACATCATTGGCCTCAAAGGTATCGGCCCTGTTAAGGCTGACAAAATCCTCTCCGAACGTGATAGTGCAGCAGAAATGTATACTGCTTGTGTCGAAGCTTACAACGGAGAAGAAGAACGAGTCATTGAAAACTGCAGATTGCTATGGCTTAGAAGAGAAGCCGACCAACTCTGGGAACCACCCACCAAAGGGTTATAAATGATTCTACTACTAACTAACCACGGTCACTCAGACGAAAGGTTTAATGAATATGTTCAACGAGCTTCTCAGTTTTATGCTGAGCAATTATTCCCTAAACAACTTCTCAGACATATTGTGGTATCTATTAAGTTTAATAAGCATTTGGATGCTTTTGGATACAGTAGTATTGAGAAAAGAAACACAAAAGGAAAAGCTAGGGAATTCTTAATTGAGTTACATCCCTACATTACAGGTAAAGAAATCTTAAAAACACTTGCACACGAGTTTGTGCATGTTAAACAGTATGTATACGAGGAATTAAATGAAGAGCAAACACAATGGCAAGGTCAACCCTTCGATAGTGACGCAGTGGACTATTATGAATTGCCTTGGGAAATCGAAGCCTACGGAAGAGAAGCAGGGCTTTGGAATAACTTTGCTAAAAAAGAGTCTCTTTGGAATGTCCTTGAAGGTGTCAACAATCCTGACACCCCTGTCCAACCTGTTTCGATAGGCTGGAAAGATGAAGACAAGTTCAGCAAAGCAAAAAGGCCGACTGTTGCAGCAAGCAGTGAGGGACAAGATACTAGAAAAGTTTCCTCATCTGACGGACAGGGACGTAAGAAGCACGAGCATGGGAGCACAAGGGGAGGACGTACAACTCTCAGAGAGTGGCTTAAAAGCTTTTCCTTTCTCGATTGA